CTCCAAATGAATCCAATTCCATTACTTGAACCAGAGGAAATACCCTGTGCGACTTCGGTCGCACTCGAACCCGGAATTCCTGCCAAGAAGCAGCAATCCGTACCTAAATCAGGTCCATCGCTCGAAACAGTTCCCGTCGTTCTATAATACTGACTTGCAGAAGTCGGACGAAATTTGTTTTCGAGCGTATCCATTGGACATCTCGCCACACAATCAGAATACAACATTAAATTGTTGACATCCGGTGGTAGACCTGAATCACCTGTGAGTAAAGCCTCACGAGGAACATTGTTTAAGTATCCTACTCGACCAGACAATGCATCATTCCTTCCTGTGTACGAAAATTTAGTACAAGCTGCGGCAGTACGACAGTCTTGTACCAACGTACCTGATGCTATTGGTAGCATTGGGTCATTGATGAATTGTCCTGTGGGTGATTGAGTAGCCCCGCCTTGACCAAGTGGTCCGGCAACAGTGTTGGTAGGGTTAGTAGACGCTGAAGTAGATTGAAAGATAAAGAGAGAACCATTACGTTGAGTCGTTGCGGATGCACTACCAGAGATTCCAATGTAGTCAGGAAACCAGACAACATATCCGTGAGTGTAATCATTGTCCGTAGCCAATGTAACAACACGTGTTGTCCGGGCCATATATCCACCTTCGGATGCCCCATATAATGGTTGAACCAAATTACTGGTACACGGATTAGCAAGTAGTTTAGCATAACTACTTGTCTGTGCTGCCAACGACGTTCCTGTCGTTAGATTTGATTCTCTTTGCTGCCTTGTTGGCTGCCTTCTTGTTCTTCCAATAGTCTCGTTTGGCCTGCCTGTTAGGGCCAAGCGTCTTTGAGCTTGTGCTCGGTTGAATGAGTACCTCCTTGGCATCCTTAGATACCTTGGTTTCTTCTAACTGATTGTTTACCTTACCAGAAGTTTTCGTTTTAACAACCTTCTTAGGTTGTTTCACAGTCTTTGTTGACTGTGTTAAAGTGCGTGGACCTTCCTTCTGGTGTTTGGTTTGTTCAACATCCTGTTTTCCTTCAGGAGAAGCTTGTTTGGCATTACTCGGTTTGATTCCGGTACCTTCGTAAATGTCATCGTTGATGATGCATGTTACTTCCGGCTTGTAAGTTTCAGGAGTTAGATCAAGACACTGGGGTGGGGTCATTGGGTTGCCCTTCTTCAACCAGTGTTGGAATATGTCGTGGTCGAAATCAGGCATTTGTTTGAAGATTACATCGTCCATCCAAGATCCATATTCGTTCGGGAATTGGTCTTCAATGTCGAATTTGGCCCAGTATGATACTAGCCTAAATACCTGTTCGTCTTTGATCGTCGCTCTCTTTACACCTTGAGAAGCGATCTTCCTTGCAAACTCTCCAAGAATTGGTGTATTCTTATCAGTTAGGAGAATTGCACACGCCTTGTCCTGAGCTTTCTGCTCAGGCGTCATCTCACTTACTAGTGAAATAGTCGTGTGGAACTTTACAAGTTGCCTTCTAACGTCGCTCATGCTATCCAGTCCTCCCGTCCATGCGTTTCCGTAGAACCGTGCGAGAAATTGAACTGGTTCTCCCCGAGTCTTGAAATCAAGTTTGAGAACTTGACCCCAAGATTCGGCACATGTGCGATAGGCAATATCTGCTTGTTTGGCAGAATATTCAGATGGGACGGCCACAAGACCGTCGTCACCTCCATAGACTCCAAGACTCTTCCAAGCCTTGCAATAGCCCATCCCTAACTCGCACATCGCTGAGAACGAAATGAATGCTGTCAATATCGTGTTAAACAATGATGTTTCCGGACTTCCTGAGGCACGTGCAAATCCTGTTTCATATTTGCAACCTCCAAGTCTTCCATCTTTTCCATATTGTTCACGCATCAGACTCAACATCTCTGAATCGTTACCAAAGAGACCGATCATTATCGGTTCTTCGATTAGACCACGTACTTCTTCAGTTACGTGTCCATCCATTCGAGAGAAGTCTGTTTCAGCCACCAAAACCGCTCCGTTGACAATGTCAGCGACTCGGTTTGCAATCTCCATGGGTTTGCGGAATGCATACCATGAAAATTCCTTGATGTGCTTGCTTGCTGCAAGCGTGTACCTTGAGTACTCCAATTTCGTTAAACCGGGAAGAGTTGAGATAACTCTTGGTGTCCCGACCTTAGCATAAGCTTCACGCTTCATAAAAGATGCAATCGTGTCGTCTGTCACTTCTCCGATGTTCGATGCTTCTTCTAGAATCGCGCGTTGTGTCGTCCTTGTCTGGTTGTCCCAAACAGCCTCAAAATCCACAGGTGACAATTTTCCTGTGTTAACCACTTTCTTGACGAAGAATACTGCTCGTCTTCGTTGTTCTTCGTTTATGGTTAGGCTCCGAATTTGTTTCAGATTGGTCACTCTTGACTCTACTCCCCAAGACGTTGTCTTGTTGTCTTGAGCTGGTGCAAAGCACCCGCCTGCGACCACAGCAGGCATGAACGGAGTAATCGTCGACTTGTCGTTATCATCACAAGTCAAGTCTGCACTGTACCCAATAACGCCAGCCGAAATGCTGGCTACGTAGGGAGCTTTGATCTCTTTGTTTTCGCGTATGAAGTCCGCGATGATCACGCCCACCTTACGGTTGGATTCGGCCCAGGATGCAACCGAGCCAACATTGGCGCTTTGTTTGGACAATCTGTCCGCAGCGAACATTTGTTCCAACGTATCCGCTGAAACTGTCGCTTCTCCGTATGTTCCAGCTCTTCCAATGGAAACCATCAGGCCTTCTGGACTTTGAGAGTATAGTGTTGACCACCCGTTAGTAACGGGTTTGAGATGAGTTAACTCTTCCCCATTGATCCACCATAGTGCGAGCAGACAGGATAAACCTGTCCAAGTACCTACCGGGGTGAACATGACAAGTTTCTTCTCCGAATTGACATGTCGTTGATCCACCAAACAGTGAGTCACGCAGATTGGAATTCCGCAGAATTTCCTCACGGCCATTACAGAATCACGATTGTAATTCCACAATGGGTGTTCGTACTTAGCTCCTCCTGAGACGTGGGAAACTAATTTGTTGTCTTTTGTGAAGTAGTGAGTTGTATCACCTTTGGAGTTAGCAACCTTCGAAGGTTGCGTGGTGTAAACAAGAAGAGGATGGTCCTTACCGGCCAAAACCCTGTTCATGTCCACATAGTAGTCCACATCGACCATGTATGCCATTCCTTTTACGGGTTGGCATCGTGGTGCGATTGGGATGTCCTTGCTCCATCTCCAGTCCCTGTAACCAGCGACTTTGAAGTCCTGGTCGGACTTAGACATTTGATAACTGTACGCAGGTCTGTGTAACTTGTGTGCGAGTTTCTTGCAGAACATGCTACCGATATTTCGGTCTCGAGCAGCTTCCGCATGTGAGTGACCATCCACCAATTCGGCAGACGGCATAGCTTGATCCTGGAAACTTTTCCGTACCCGCTTACTTTCGATAGCGGGTTTGGTTTGGAGGAATTCCAGAATCTGTGAAACAGTGAAATATAATGTCCTGTTGTTCTTGCACAATTTGCGTGTTCCCACATAAAGAGCGCACCCAACACATATAGTGATGGTTGGGTATAAGATCTTGTTAGATGTCCTCATCATCTATTAAGAAATTGTTGTGTTGACTAACACAATCGTTCGTTATTCAGTTCCGAG